GTGTTGGTTAGCCAAGTGTATCCACGGTCGTCAATTATCAATCGACGGTCGCTAGTCGTAGCGTAGTATTCCGGCGCGCTCCGCGCGCCGTTCTGAGTAGGAGCACACGATGCCCGAACCCACTGCAACAGGCGGTGATGCAACAGCAGGTAATGCTTCTCAGCAGTTGATCCGCAACATGCTCGCGTCACGTGGCGTGCCTATGACACCTGAGAACTATAGCCGTGCTAGTCTTGCTGCGTTGCAAGAGAATGCAACACGTGATGATGGTACAAGACCCGGTACAATTCCTGGTCTTGTGAATATGGCACCGATTGTTAGTGAAGGTGATCCTGGTTTTGTGGGTCCATCCACTAAACGCGGTGGTGGAGGTGGTGGAGGTGGAGGTGGAGGCGCAGCAAGATCGTTGCCTGTTCCGCCTGCGTATGTTGCACCACCCGGTGCACCAGCACCAGCAGCAACAGATGGTGACAGCAACCTCGGCATGATCATCATGAGTGCACTGTCACCGATTCTCGCTGGTGCTGCGAATAGTGCACTTGGTCGTCGGTTCCTCAGTGGAGGCGCAGCGAAACCTGCACCTGTTGTTGGTAAACCTACAACGGAAGAAGCACCGAAACCTGCAACGGAAGCACCGAAGGCACTGGCAGCACCAGAAGAGCGACTGCGGATAGAGGGACCAAAACCGACAGCGGCAAAGCCTCCCGCAGCAGAAACCGCAATCCCAATGGGTGGTGGTAATCAGCCTGGGATGCGTAATACACCAATCAACATTGATGCGCGTGTTCCACCTAGTGGTCAGGTGCAAGTGAATGCCGGAAATGCGGGTGCTGGAGTTCGTGATCCGGCTGTTGCTGCTGCAATTGATAAGGCGCTTTCAGCCTCTCCGGTCGCTGGCCCGATCGCAGCCGGTGCTTCGCCTGCGCAGATGGTTGCGCCATCGCCCGCGTCTCTGACATCAATCGATGCAGCACCGCGTCCACCGAGTGTAATTCCTGAACTCGATGCGAAATCCATCAAGCCACGTGCAACTGCATCGGTTATTAGCCCAGAGATTGCACGGGCAATGAAGAAGGCAGGAATAACTGACCTCGCTGAATTCTTGCGTATGCTGAAGAAGTGAGTTCACACATGGAATTGCCTGAAGCTAATCAGCCTCTGCGACTTGCTAATGGCACGATCATCATGCCCAACGATGGCATGCGTCGTGTAGAGAAGCAGCAAGCGAAAGCAGAGAAGGAAGCAAGAGAAAGCGCCCGACCTACGGTGCGTGTGCGTGAGGCAGATGTCGTTGTCGGTGTCGATACTGCATCGGTGTTTGCTGATACCAAGGTACAGGTTGCAGCGCAACGACGCCTCAGTGATCTGCCTGAGACGCCTCGGAACATGAACCCGGTGTGCGTGATAGTTGCCTATACGATGTTTGGCCTGAGTGTGCCTGACATTGCAACGGCAACGAATTTAAGTGAAGAGCAAGTCGAGAACATTCAGCTATGCGATGCATTTGTATCGTTACGCGATACACTTGTTGCATCAGTACTCGATGCTGATGCAACGACGGTCAGAGAAGCATTTAGTAAGCAGGCTCGCACCGCTGTAAGCGTCATTGTTGACAGTATGCACAATGGTGCACGTGCTACACGAATGAGTGCAGCGAAGGATATCCTTGATCGTGCTGGGCATCGTCCTGCTGACATTGTGGATCATCGTCATAGTGTGCATGGTGGTCTTGTTATCGAAGTCATTAAGAAGTCCGAAGGCGAGAGTGTACCAACAATCGAAATGGAGAACATCCGATGACTGTCAAACCAACCACGACAGAAGCACCTCCTGCTGTTAGTCGGCAGGTAGCAATTGAGCAGATGAATGCTGGCTTTGAGTCTGGCATTGCATCGCCGACGATGGGACCGCAGACTGGTTTGCTGTCGCCGTTCGCTACGCAGACCTCGCCTGCACAAGCTGAGTTTGCGCAGCAGGTTGCTGATGCACGCAATCCCGAAGCACCGCCGCCTCCTGAAGGTGGTGGTGGCGAAACGACGCTTGGTACACGCGGTGACACACCCGATCTCACGACTGCTCAGCCTCGTGACATGACGAAGGACGTAGCAAGGGACAATAAGAAGTGAGCTTCGTTGGGTCTGTGTCATATATCGCATCAGGCCAAGTAGTTATTACGCTGCCTACGATGCAGGATTCAAGCGGCAATGGTGGAATGGGGTGGTGCTACTTCTCACACGGGAAGATGTCGCTTGCAACTGCGACAACGTCGGTGGCAGTGGCATTCGACAATCGACCAGCGGTTACGTTCAACGGAGGGAATGGCAGTGTGTTTGCAATCCCTGTCGGTGCGAGGACTGCAACTGTGACGCCAGCAGGTGGCAATGCAGTGATTGAGCTGGGTAGAGAAACGTAAGCATGGCTTTGAGTACAAAGCGTTATCGGATGGTGGATGGCGGTATGCAATACCGCTTCCACCAGTCGATGTCTAAGGTGCAGTTTATTGGTGGTGGGTTTGGCAACGGTAAGACCGCTGCTGCATGTGTAAAGGCGCTCAAGCTGTGCAAGGATTATCCTGGGTGCAATGGCTTGATCGCACGCTCCACTTATCCAAAGCTGAACGACACCATCAGGAGAGAATTCTTGCAGTGGTGTCCCAAAGCATGGATCAAACGAGCACCGACGAAAGACGACAACACGTTGGTGCTGACAAATGGCAGCACAATCAACTTCAGGTACGTAGCACAGAGAGGCAAAGATCAGGAAGAAAGTAAGAGCAACCTGCTGTCTGCTACATACGACTGGATTATTGTCGATCAGATGGAAGACCCCGAGTTTTCCCACAAGGATTTCATGGATTTGCTGGGCCGACTACGCGGCAATACCGATTACGTAGGTGATGACAGGAGAATGCCGAAATACGGCCCGCGTTGGTTCATGGGCACGCTAAATCCGACGCGCAATTGGTGTTATCGAGAAATTATCAAGCCATTGCATGATTTCCAGAGGGGAATTGTGAATGAGAAGCTACTGTGTGCAGTTGATGAGAAAGGTAAGCCAATTCTTGATGAAGCTGGCAGGCCTACACCGATTATCGAGTTATTTGAGGGATCGACGTATGAGAATGTCGAAAATGTAGGAGAAGACTACATCCGCACCATGCTAGCTAGCTATACAGGCAGCATGCGTGAGCGTTTTGTGTTTGGGAAGTGGGGTGCGCTAACTGGGCTGGTATATCCACAGTTTGACGAATTGACGCATGTAATGCGCAATGACGACATGGAAACGCTGTTGCACCAGATGCGCATGGTTGGTTACAAGCCAACGGTGTTTGAAGGCTACGATCACGGACTGATGCGCCATTCGTCGTACGGTTTGTTCTTCACAGATGACGACGGCAACGTGTTCCTGTTAGATGGCTTCAGGATCGCTGAACACACGATTGCTGCAAGCGCAACACTGATTAAGCAGCTTAGAGCTAAGCACCACGTAGATACGAGTGAAATGCACGCTGTATTTGCTGATCCTGATCTGTTCAGACGGAAGACAGGCAGCAAGACACAAGTTGGCCTGACGACAGCTGGGCTGTTTCAGGAAGAAGGCATCTTCATGCAGCGGGGCAATCGTGATGTGGAAAGTGGGATTGCAAAGAACTGGCAGTACCTTGCGCCGATGCCATTGCATGAGCATCCAATCACTGGCAAGAAAGGTGCACCACACTTCTACGTCAGCGATGCATGCCTGTGGTTCGTTGAGGAAATCACCGAATATTACTTTCAACGTGATAGCAGTGATGAACAGACGGATAAACCAGCAAATAGAAACGACCACGCGATGGATATGTGGAAGTATGCGATGACGCACAGGCCGAAGCTTGCGAAGTACATGGGTGATCCGCAAGCACCGCCTGCGTGGTTGGCGTGGCATGAAGTTGAGCGTGCAATGGGCAAGCAGTTAGCGAGGCACAAGTAATGGCTGGTCCTCCAAGCAACTACGCACCCGAAATACAAGCTGCGATTGATGAGCATCTTGCAATGCGAGAAGAGATGCAGCGTAAGCAGGCCACGATGAGTGATGCCCAGCGTGATGAGTATGATCAGCAGCGCATCCAGACTGAGGCTGAGTCACAGGCATATGCACCGAACGACCCAGAGGTCAGTGATTACATGCAGCAGTGGAATAAGCTACGCGCGATGGCAGCGGCAGCTAACAATGAGCGAGAAGGTTCTGCGCCTGCTGTTGATCCGCTAGCACGCGCACATTATGCGGGGTTCTAGATGAGCGATACACTCACGTGAGCACAGGCACATTCGATAGCATCATTCGCAGTGTGCTCGATGGTGCCGGGAAGGATGAAGACCTGTCGCAGCAGTATAACACGCAGCTGTCGCCCGAGCAGGAGAAGGCGTTCCAGCAGACGCCATATGCACGTGATACGTATGACTACGATGCACGTGGTGAGTTCGCTGCGGGTAGCAATCGAGACAACCCCACGGGGCATGGACAAGACACGTTCAAGAAGCCGAACCATCCGACGTTCAGCACCGGATCACAGTACAGCGGTGTAGATGGTAACCAAGGTGGTCAGTGGACGCAGAACGACGATGGCACATGGACGTTTGCACCAAGTGACACGAACCTTGACATGCATTCGATGGACCAACTGCAAAAATACATGAAAGCATTTGAACCCTTCACGCGTGTACTACCTGCGCGGAGATAGTAATGAGCGATCTCCCTCCTGATCTGCCCATGGATGAACCGATACCGGATTTCGATCCGGCTGTTGATCCACTTGAAAATGCATTGGATGCAGCAGGAGTTGGTGAGCAGCCAGCAGTTGCACCGCCTGTCTACAGGATGATGCCTGAGAGCAGGCTGCCTGTGAGCAGCAAGCGTGGCAGCATGTGGAAAGCACGTAAGGACAACGTGCAGAAACAGATGGCTGATCTGGTCGATGCATGGGACGAAGCAATTCGGTATTACAACCACGACCAGAGTGCGCATCGAGAAGGCACTGACAGTGCTGACTACAGCAGCAACAGGTTCCGTGCTGATCGAATGAACAGCCGCCATAGCAGCACTGAGAACATCGTGTTCTCGAATGTCAACGCGCAGATACCTGAGTTGTATGCGAAGAACCCGATCATCAGTGCTACATCGATGAGTGCTGAAGAAAGTACGCTGCCACAAGGCACGCCACCGACGGATGACTTTGCCCGTGCAATCGAGCGCCTGATCAATGTGCTGTTTCAGATGAAATCAGCACCGGGTGTGAACATCAAGCCGAAAGCAAAGCGCAACGTGCTGATTACGCTGCTGACGAATAGGAGTTGGTTTGAGGTTGGTTATATTACGAAAGACAAGAGCAGCGAAGAAGCAATGAGCAACTTGGAGCAGCTTAGCAACGAGTTGCAGAATGCAAAGAACGTAACAGAAATTAAGGAGATTGAAGGAAAGCTAGCTGCGCTTGAGGAGAAAGTCGAATTCTTGCAGCCTAGTGGTCCGTTCGTACGCATACGGTTGCCGCATCAGGTGTTGGTGGACCCAGATCATAATGATCCGTATCTCAGTGATGCGAACTGGCTCATGGTCGAAGACATGCTTGCGACGAGCTACATCAATGCAGTGTTTGGCACTAAGGAGCCAGATAGTGACGAAGTGCGCAGTGTGTTCGAGCCGACGCATGTACTGAACAGCACACGTGGTGATGGCACCAGTGATGAGATGTCACTGTTTACCAGTGACAAGAACAACTACAGTGCGTATGGATTTGATAGTCAGCAGGCGTATGATCAGGCTAAGCGCACAAGGGTGTGGTACATCTGGGATAAGGTGACGCGTAGGCTAGAGATGTATGCTGACAATGACTGGGAATGGCCGATTTGGGTATGGGATGATCCGTACGGATTGCAGAACTTCTATCCGCTGACACCGATGTGGTTTCATGATAACCCGGTGGCTGTGTTTGCGAAGGGTGAGGTCAGTTACTACTTAGATCAGCAAGACCAGATCAACGAAATCAACAGTGAGAAGCGTCTTGCATTGATGTGGGCACGTAGAAACATTTTCTACAACCCAGACACAGGCATTACGCAGGAAATGGCTGAGGCAATTCTCAAAGGCCCCGATGCAACAGCAACACCGATCAGATTGCCTGAAGGCATGGACCCAAACAAGGCAATTTTCAGCATACCGCCACCTAGTATGGCTTTCGGTGCGCTATTTGAGAAGCAAGACCTGTACACGTCAGTGGATCGCATTGCAGCAACCAACGAAGTTGAGCGCGGAGGTCAGTTCAAGACGAACACAACGAACAAGGCCATCGATTACTACAGTACGATGGGCAATCAACGCATGGATATGCGTCTCGATGCAATCGAGGATGCGATTGGTGATGTTGGTTGGAAACTCGCACAACTGTGCTTGAAATTCATGGATGCTGAGACTGTGACGCAGTTGACTGGCATCGATGTTGTAGGGAAATGGCGACCACTGAATAACCTCAGTGATTTCAGTGCATTCAGCATCGCAGTTGTTGGTGGCAGCACACAGAAACTCACGTCACAGGGACGTAAGCAGGAAGCTGTGCAGGTTGGTCAAATCCTTGCACAATTTGCGAAGGTAGCACCGCTGCCTGTGCTCAAGAGCACACTGCAAATGTTCGCTAAAGCATTCGATGACTTCATGATATCGAAGGAAGATTGGGAAGGTATTGCAGAAGCAGTACAACAATCACTTGTAGCAGGTCAGGGTGGTGCACCCGGCATGCAACAGGGACCACCCGGTGCTGGCCCTCCCCAACCACCGGGTGCAGGTGGTCCATTGCCACCACAAGGTGGTGGTGGGCCACCGCCTCCAATGCAAATGGCACAGATGGTTGTGCAGGCACTGAGCCAGTTGCCACCGCAAATGCTGAAGGGCATTGGCATGGCACTGGCACAAGGTGTGCCGCCAGCACAGATTTTGCAGAAGGTGATGCAGTCGCAAGGTGGTGCACCGCCACCTGATGCGCCACAAGCACCACCAGGACCACAACCACCACCACAGCAGACTAATGGAGTAGCACACTAATGTCTGGTTCTACAGAAGACAGCATCCTTGGTAACATACCCGACTTTCAGTCGGATGCTGGAGAGAGCAGCGGTGCAAGTAGCACGCCATCTGGTGGCGATGATGCATCAGATGGCAGAAGTAGTGCTGCACCAGAAGGTGGCAGCCAGCAAAGCAGTGCTCCTGCAACACCTGAAGTGCGTCGTAAGCACGACGGATTAGTTGAGCGACCGAACGCAGAGAACCCAAACACACGTGACTTGGTAGATCCTGTAACGGGTCGCACAGTCGCACGTGGCGGCATTGAGCGTCGTGTGTTTGAGGAAGCGCAGCGTCATGCGCGTGAGAATGCTACACTGCAACACCAGATGCGCCAGCTTCAATCGCAGGTTGGTGGTGCTAATGAAGTGATGCAGGAAGCACAGAAGCTAAATATTAGCCCGGAACAGCACGTTGTTGCTATCCGTGTGATGAGTGACTTTGTGCGTGATCCAGTGAAGACACTGGAGTATCTGGTTGCTGAGGTTAAAGCAAAAGGCTACCAGATACCGTTCCTTGAGCAGGGCGTGACGCAGGGCATGGATATGACTGCGATCCAGCGAATGCTCGATGCACGCCTGGGACCGCTGACACAGCAGCATCAGGCGCAGCAGCAGCAACAGAGAGTGCAGCAAGAAGCAGCACAACAGCTAGATAAGTTCATAGCTACCCACCCGGAGTCAGAAGCAAACCTTGACGTGATCGGGGAGATGCTTCAGGCTCGCCCCGGCCTCGGTCTTGAGAACGCATACATCATGATGATGCGTTGGGCACGTGAAAATGGCCTAGACTTCTCACAGCCACTCAAGCCGCAGCTACAGAGAAACGACCAGCAGCCTACGCAGCCACCTCAGCCCGCTAACCGTCCTCTTCCTGGTGCACGAAGCGCATCAAACGGCGCAGTTGCTACTAGTGAAACAGGACAATTCAGCGAGAATGCCTCTTGGGCGGATATCATCCGTCATTCGATGCGTGAGAGTGGTCTTCAATTGCAGTAGGAGTGCAAACAAATGCCTGTAGGTTCCGTCATTCCCGGCATGGCGACCGTGCTACACAGCACGCTCACCAAGTCGCGGCGAAAGCTGGTGATGGCCAGCATCAAGAGCAACGCGCTGATGGCGTGGGTGTTCGCGAATGATCGCGTTGAGTACGAGGATGGTGGTTACAACATCACCAACCCGCTGACTGTTGGCCGTAATCCTAACATTACGAGCTACAGCTACTACCAGACGCTGCCTGTTAATCAGACGAATGAATTCGACACGGTGGAGTATGGCTATTCCCGCGTAGCTGGCACTGTGATCATCAGTGATCAGGAGCAGGATGAGAACAACGGCAGCGCAGCCATCTTCAAGCTGATGAAAGAGAAGATGAATGTGCTGGAACAGAGCATCAAGGATAAGTTCAGCGAGTATCTCTACGCTGTTGGCGGTGGTAGCGATCCTCTGGGCCTTGGTAGCCTTATTCCAACAAATCCGAATGTCGGTGTGCTAGGTGGCATTAACCGCGCAACGCAGCCACAGTGGCGCACCAGTGCGTATAACTTCGCTGGTGCACTCGACAACACGAACATCGAAGAAGCATTCGATGACGTGCTGATGGACCTGACGATGAAGTCGGATAAGCCCAGCATCATTCTTGCTGGACGCAACATCTACCGCAGCTATCGGCAGGCTGTACGCGACAAGCTGGTGATCCAGCTTAGCGAAGGCAAAGCTGGCAAGCGCATGTTCGACCTCGGCTTCGAGGGCGTGCTGCACAACGGCATCCCGCTGATGTATGACGAAGACTGCCCTGTGAACTATGCGTACTTCATCAATGACACGTATCTGCGTTTGCACATGCTTCGTGGTGTGAACATGAAGGTGAAGGAACTCGTTGCTCCATGGAACGTGGATGCAGTAGGTAGCCGCGTCGTGTGGCAGGGTCAGTGGTGCATGTGGAAAGCATACCGCACGCACGGTGTGCTGACGAATTAACATGGCACAGTCAAACATCAAGCCTGCGTTTCAGGCTGAATACATCCATGGAGACTTCTGGGAGACGGTGATGCACATCGAAGAAGATGTGCGCAAAGTTGGGCCAACTGGTAATAAGGAGATTATCACTCGCAGGCTGGTGCCTAAGAAGATCGAGTTCAAGGGTGGGTACATGGTGTACTTCCCTCAAGGACACAGTATCTTCGTTCCAGAACACGACAAGGAGCAGCTACATCGATTGGGTGTGCTGCGTAATCCTGCATACGTAGATATGGAGAGTGGTGAGGTGGTGCCAGAGAACTACAATCTGTCACCGAAAGAGATTGTTGAGAGGAAAGAAGCCAACCGCCCGCGTTCACCGTATACAGGCAGCCAGATGGAGGATGCAGTAGATGCCTAATGTGATGACGAACCCCCAGGGGTACAACCGCGCAATGAGCGGTTATGTGCCTAAGATGCAGTACAGCAGCGATGTCAATTTCAACGGTGGTACCCGTGTTGACTTCGGGTTCCCTGCTGCTGCAACGCCAACGCTCGTCAGCAACCTGATTGCTGTTGGCGCTGCTGGCACCACTGATCTCAGTGGTGTTGTGCAGTTCCCTGAGCCGTATGGTCGCACGATCACCTTCGTGCTTGGTGCTGCTGGTACGCCTAACATCACCATCAATGGGTATGATTACCTCGGTCAGGGCATCAGCGAGACGATTGCTGCTACTGGTGTGACGCCTGTTGCTGGTAAGAAAGCGTTTAAGTCGTTCCGTAGCGTGTCGAATCCTGGTGCTGCTATCACTATCAGCATCGGTAGCGGTGCAGCACTGGGATTGCCGTACAAGGCACTGAGGTGTCAGTTCGAGACTGCGGGTGGTGCATTGGTAGCAGCGGGTACGCTGGCTGCGCCTATTCTGATTGCACAGACTGCGAGCACTGGTGATCCGCGTGGTACGTATACGCCGACGACTGCACTGACTGGTACTCCTGTCGGTGCTAACTGGATCACTGCTGTGTTCGACTTCGTGAACGATGTCGATGTTGCACTTGGTGGTGGTTTGCATGGGTTGCCGCACTTCGCTAGCTAATGGATAGGTAGCTATCGGGGGTGAACCATGCCGATCAAGGCAAGCGAGATCGTGAAGGCTGTGATTGTTGAGTTGTCACAGGTTCCCGGTATTGCGACCCAAGTCTACAGTGCTGAGCGCATCCTGCAATACGTGCAGGATGCGTTTCTGCTTGAGATTGAAGAGATGTGGTGGCCCGAGTACATGCAGTACTTCGGTCCAGTTGCACTCGACGGTGTGACAGGGATCATTACTAGTGATCTCGTTGGGCCAATTAGCAGTATCACCAGATATGGTGACATTGCACGTGTGTGGCCAGATGGAAGCAACCAGCGGTTGTTGGAACTGCCTGCTGGGATGAACCCAACAGTGCTGCGTGGTGGTAGTAATAACAGTGGTCATGGCACTTACATGAGTGCTGACTACACAACACCAAACAGACCATTCCGCGTGTGGCCTATGGACAGCACAGGTAGCTTGGTCGTGTGGGCTAGGCAACGTAATGCTATCCCGATCGGTAATGACGATCTACTGTATCTTGATGGTCTACTTCTTCAGTATGATGCTGCATGGATGTATTGTGTAGACGACGGTACTGTGCCTGCACAGGTGAACAAGTATCAGATGCTTGCACAGAGCAGACGGCAGCAGATGAAGAGTGCACAGGCTAATCAGAAGATTGCACTGGATAACAGGTATCCAGTTGGCACTGATCAGTGGTGGACTCCTGTCTGATGTACTCTAATCAGAAGTACAACGCGAAGTCGATGGGCGTACGTAATCTGCTGACGTTCAGCACGATACGCTCATTCGACGGCGGGTTGAACGTTGCTGACACTGACCTGAACATGGCACCGAAGTTTGCTAAGGTGCTAGATAACATGGAGCGTGGTACTGACGGTACGCTGAGTGTACGTCCTGGGACCAAGTTCTTCAAGAAGAGCGCAAACACAACCGACATCATCAACATCTACTACTTCAACAACCACGTGATCACAGTGCACGCGAATGGTGCAATCTACAAGATCACTGGTGCAGGTGTTGAGACGGAATTGTTCCAGCCATCGCCAGCACCAGCAAACAGCAGGTTCTTCACAGCAGGTGTGTACTTCGTCAGCTTCACAATCTTCAGTAGCGATCTCATTATCGCTAATGGCAAAGACAAGCCGGTGATTGTGAGCGGCAAGCCAGCCGATGCACGCTATATGCTTGGTGAATACCTAAATGATAAAGCTACAGGCAGCAACGTAAACACGCCCATTGGCTTGTTCGTCATTGCACATGGTCAGTTTACGATCATGGGAGGAATTGCTGCTGAGCCAAGCACCATCTACGTATCAGCGAAGGGCACAAGTGGGACGTGGGTCAGTGACCCAGCACCGAATGACGCAATCAAGATTGATCTTGGCCCGCGTGTGTCACTTGGCAGCGCAACAGTCACTGGCATGGTTGCGTATCGTGACAAGCTACTGATCATGTTTGAGCGTGGTGTGCTGCCCATGAACATGGGTGTGTACACAGGCACACCAGCAGTGCATGTGCCAACTGATGATGGGTTCATCGAGGAATTCGGTGGTCTATCGCACCGTTCGTTGGTGTCAGTAGGCGATGATACGTTCTACAACGACAACATTGGCATCAATAGCATCGCACGCATTAGCGTGTTTAACACACTGCGACCTGTACGCATCAGCCAGTTGGTTGATCCACTGATCACCGCAGCACTGAAGCCGCTGACACAGCAACAGATCGCACGCAACGTTTTCGCTGTGTATGACATGAGGAATTTTCGATACATCATCTTCATTCCGTCATTTGAAGCAGATGGCGTCACCATCAAGGAGAGTGTTGGGTTCAGCTACACCAACATTCCAACGCTGGATGTGAAAGCATGGGCACGGTTGCGTGGCTGGAAGTGGCGTAGCTCGTGTCGTACTGCGTTGCAGAACATTCTGTTCACTGTAGGAAACAAGATATATAGCTATGACTTCGACAACGATACGGAGAACGCTGATTTCTTAAGTGATCCTGAGATTGAGACTGGTACAGGTGTTGCTGTTGCGTTTGAGTGGGAGTTGCCATGGGCTGACTTCAAGCAGCGCATGGAAATCAAGCAGATGCGGTACATCGGGCTTGATACGCAGGGCAATGCAACATTTACACTAGAGGGATATGTTGACAACATCCTGCGGTTTGAGGGTGCAGACGCACCATTGCTGAGTATGGACTTCATAGGTGGTGATGCAGCAGGCTATGGAGAAGGACCATACGGTGATGGTCCATATGGAGGTGGGCGCAATACCAGTGAAGAGCGGCTGTTCGCGTATGTTGCGAAGTTCAAGCTACTGAAGCTGCGTGTGCATGGTCTTAGTAAGAAGAACCTCAAGTTCATCAGCATCAGTGTAGCATATATGCGTGGGAGCATCAGGAGATAGCATGGACCTGACACCGGTACTCAAGCTTAACCTGCCTGCATTCGCATATGAGCCGTGGGATGACGAGGTCAACGACAACTTCGATGTGCTAGATGCATTCGTTGGGTCAATCGTTGGGGTCAACAACTACGCGGGCGTCTGGATGAATGACACTGCCTACACGCAGGGTCAGCAGGTGATTGACACTGCGGATAGCAGCTTCTGGTCATGCAACGTATCACATACGAGTGCTGCTGCACCGACCACGTTCTTGGTTGATCGCGCGAACAACCCGACATACTGGGTGCTGAAGCAGAACAGTGCGAAGCAGTATGCAGAAGACGCTGCACAGAGCGCAGCGGATGCAGCGCAGAGTGCTGCTGATGCACAGGCTGCATACAACGCCATCATGCCTGATGCACCACGCGACGGTGTCATGTATGGGCGCATCAACGGCACATGGCAGCAGGCTGTTGCAATCGACTCACCGTTCTTCATAGGTGATCCGCGTGCACCGACGCCACCGCTGTCGGATAACGACAACAGCCTCGCAACGACAGCGTTTGTGAAGGGCATCGTAGGGTCGAGTGCTGCATTCGTCACCATTGGTGATACACCACCGTCGTCACCGTCCATCGGGTCACTGTGGTGGGATGACATTGGTGGCCAGCTATACGTGTATTACTACGACAGCAACTCGTATCAGTGGG